CTAACGTAATGCACAATTCAGCACTTATCAATTTGAATGTCGTACATGAATGTACAAAGAAAAAAGTAGGTAAAGTATTCTACTCTTCTTCGGCGTGTATGTATCCTGAACATAATCAGTTGGACCCCAACAACCCTAATTGTGAGGAATCGTCTGCATATCCAGCAAACCCTGATTCAGAATACGGATGGGAAAAGTTGTTCTCAGAAAGATTGTTCTTAGCTTTTAACCGTAATTACGGATTGGATGTGAGGGTAGCTCGTTTCCACAATATCTTCGGACCTATGGGTACGTGGACAGGTGGAAAGGAAAAGGCACCGGCAGCAATGTGTAGAAAAGTTGCTGAAGTACCTGAAGGTGGTGAGGTTGAAGTGTGGGGTGATGGTCATCAAACACGTTCATTCTTGTATGTTGACGAATGTGTTGAAGCGGTATTAAGACTTATGGAATCCGAATTTTTAGGACCAGTAAATATTGGTTCGGAAGAGATGGTGACTATCAATGAGCTAGCACAGATGGCTATTGATATCTCAGAAAAAGATATTAAGATTAACAATATAGGAGGACAAGATTTCATTGACAAATACGGGTTTACTTGTCCTGTAGGTGTTAGAGGTCGGAACTCTGATAATAAACTTTATAATGAAAAAGTGGGATGGGAAGTATCTCAACCCCTTAGAGTAGGAATGGAAAAGACTTATCAATGGATTAATGAACAAGTAGAAGAAAGTAAAAAGACTTATATCTATGAAAGCCCTGATAAAGGTGAAACTGTATATAGAAGAGAGTTTGGTGCTGACCACAACACAAGAGAACTTGTTAAATAATTTAATTAAAAAAATTAATGGCTACTAAAGGTAGAAGAAGTGAACAAAACCCTAAAAAATCACGCAAAGAGATTATCAGGGAAATAATTGGGAGGACCCCAAGAAAGAAGTTTCTTTCTGAAAGTCAAAAAGTTTATTACCAAACACTTTGTGACAGTGAAATAACAATTTGCACAGGACCTGCGGGTGTTGGTAAATCATATGTTGCGATGAGTGCTGCTGTTCAACTATTGTTAGACGAGAGTAACTCTTACGAGAAAATTATCATCGTTAGACCAGCAGTTGAGGCTGAAGAAAAACTCGGAGCATTACCAGGTAACTTAGAGGAAAAGTTAGACCCATACATTTTTCCATCATATTACCTACTGAATAAAATTATAGGTAAAGAGGCAAGAGAAAAACTAAAAGAACATGACATCATTGAAGTGTTCGCATTGGCATACATGAGGGGTATGAACATTGATAACTCAATTCTAATTTTTGAGGAAGCTCAAAACTCTACACCCTCACAGATGAAACTATTATTGACAAGGATTGGGTTCAATAGTAAGTTTTTCATATCGGGAGATATTGACCAGACTGACCGATATAAAGATAAAACACACTCGGGTTTATATGACGCGATGAGTAAGTTCACCGATTTAGATGAGGTGGGTACTTTTGACTTTGGTACGGAAGATATAATCAGAAATCCAATCATTAGTAAAATATTAAAGAAATACGAATGAAAATAGCATTTGAAGTTAATGGTGTGTTGAGAAATACTTTTGGTAAAGCTGAGGAAGTTTATCAAAAGTTTTTCATTGATGACTACGTTAAAGGAGAAGAAGAGGAAGAGTTTGAATTCAAACTAAACCTACCCATTACCTCAACCACTTTGAGTAATCATTTTGTATTTCAAGATGAGGAAAGATTAATGGAGTTTTTCTATGTGGATTTTCCAATGAATATCTTTGGTCACTCACAATCAATGGAGAATTCTACTTTTCATGACTTAAATGACATCTATAAAGACTTAAGAGACGACCACGAATTGGTCATCATATCTAATGAGATTGAAAAGTCTAAACCCGCAACTTTGTTTTTCTTATCTAAGTTCGGATGTATGTTTGAGAAGATTATTTTCTATAATCAATTTACTGAAGATGAGGTGTTGTCTGAGTTTGATTTAATTATATCAGCACAACCACAAATTTTAGACAAAGAACACGACTATAAAACTGTAAAGTATAAAACCACATATAATGAAAGTGTTGATTCAGATTTCGAAATAGAAACACTGAAAGAGTTCAAAGATTTATATGAAAAACTTGATTTGAAATGATAGACATTTTAGGACACATGTATTACATCGACATGGATGTATTGGAGGAATTTGTAGAATTAAAGGACTTCAAACCGACTCAGGAAGACGATAAAGAACACCAACATTTTTCAATTATCAAATTTGAATTAATCAAGATGATGATTGAAGTAGTTTTAACAGAAAGAATGGACGATATGGATGAAAACTTAGGTATACATAATGCCAAAAGCACAAGTATTCCCTTTCGTATAGCATTTAATACATTATTAAGACATAACATTATTAAATATATTGACTAATGGACCAAGATACTATTAAAAAGATTGAAGAATCAATCCAAAAATTAAAAGACAAAACGTCGAGAATTTACCTTATGGTTCAAGATACCAAAGGTAACGCAAGAGCCGGTATTAGATTTACCTATCACATGGCAATGGCATTAAAGAATGGTGGTTATAACCCAATCATCCTTCATGAATCTAAAGACTATTCAGGTGTTGGTTCATGGATGGGTGAGGAATATATGGAAATTTCTCATCAACCAATCGAAGGGGAGAATCTACAAATTAAACCTGAAGATTTCGTAATCGTACCTGAATTATATGGTCACGTAATGGACCAAATTAAAGGTTTAACCTGTGGTAAAATTGTTTTATGTCAGGCATACGATTACATGTTAGAAACATTACAACCAGGTATGAATTGGGCAAGTTACGGTTTCTTAAAAGGAATCACCACTAACGAAACACAAAAAGAGTTCATCAAAGGAATTATGAAGAATACATCATTAGATGTTATTACTCCTTTAATCCCTGAAATGTTTAGTGAGAAAACTGTACCAGCTAAACCTATTATTGCAATTCACACTCGTGACCAAAGAGACACTTCTAAAATCATCAAATCATTCTACTTAAAATACCCTCAATTTAGATGGATTACTTTCCGTGATATGAGAGGATTATCTCAAGAAGAATTTGCTGAAACGTTACAGGAGTGCTTTGTTTCTGTATGGATTGATGATATCAGCGGTTTAGGGACATACCCTCTTGAGAGTATGGCGTGTGGAACACCTGTAATCGGTAAAGTACCAAATATGAAACCTGAATGGATATCAGATAGTAACGGTGTTTGGACTTACGAATCAAACAATATGGTTGATATCATTGCAGAATACACACAAAATTGGTTAGAGGATAATATCTCTGAATCACTATACCAAGCTGGTATTGATACGGCAAAAACATATCAAGATAAAGATAGTTTCGAGTCTGAGGTGATTACCGCATTCGACACATATCTTACTACGAGATTGGAAGCATTTCAAACACAAATAGATAAACTTAAAGTAGAAGAAACAGTTTAATTATGAAAGATATTTCAGTTATTCTCCCAGTTGAGAGTTCAAAACACAAAAATTTTACTGAGTTGTTTACAAACTCGATTATGTCGATTACTAAACAATCAGTTCAACCTAAAGAATTAGTCTTAGTTCACACTAATGAAGAAAGTTTAGTATCATACTTAAACGATTTTGATTTTAGTGGTCTTACCGTAAACATGGTGGAAAACAAGGGTGAGTCTGACTTCGCATCTCAAATGAATTTGGGTGTTGAAAAGGCCACTTCCGAGTGGGTTTCATTTTTAGAGTTCGATGATGAGTATTCATCTATTTGGTTTAAGAATGTTCAGACATATATTCACGCACATCCATCAGTAAGTGCGTTCTTGTCACTCGTTGTTGATGTTGATGAGAAAGGGACATTCGCAGGATTCACAAACGAAGCCACATTTGCAGCTTCGATGAATAGTGAAATCGGTTACTTAACAAATGAAGTATTACTTGATTACCAAAACTTCCAAAGTGCTGGTATGGTGATTAAGAGAGATACGTATAAAGAATTAGGTGGTTTTAAACCATCAATCAGATTAACGTTTGTTTATGAATTCTTATTACGTTTGACTTACAACTCAGTTAAAATTATGACAATCCCAAGAATTGGTTACAAACACTTGAACATGAGAGAAGGTTCAATTTTCTGGAACTATAAGAATGGTGAAAATAAAGTAACAGATGACGAAGTTAGGTTTTGGTTAGACAGTGCGAAGAAAGAACATTTCTTTGTTGACGACAGAAACATAAAATATGAACCTGAGAACGTTTAATGTTTTTATCAGGAAATACATCGGAACCTACCCCCAAAAAAAGGGGTAGGAAACCGAAGACCACGACAAACTATTTTGACGTCAGAGAAGAAAATGCTGTCAAGATGTTTTTGTCTGCATCCACATATGAAGAAAAAAATGAAATTTATAATGAATATCTAAGGGCACCCTTAGATAAGATGATTGAGTCAATCATCAGACGTTATAAATTATATCGTAAAGGAATGGAATTCAAAGAAATTCATGTCGATACACATTCTTTTCTTATCACAAAAGTAGATAAATTCAAACCAGCCAAAGGAAAGAAGGCTTATTCTTATTTTGGTACGATTTGTAAAAATTATCTAATGGGTCAAATTATAAAAGACCAAAAAGAACAAAATAGAAAAATATCTTATGAAGACATTTCAAGTTCATTAGAAAACCGTCCTGACTTAATTTATCACTTAGAATATGATAAAATTGAGCCGAATCAAGTTATTCTACATTTCTTAACCGAAATGGAAAAGTTCATGGAGGAATCGCCTTTAAATAAGAATGAGGTTAAATTGGGTTATGCTTTGATGGAGTTATTTGAAAATTATGAGACAATATTCATCGGGACCGACAACAACAAATTCAACAAAAATATTATTCTACTTTCTTTACGTGAAATGACTAATATGTCAACTAAAGAAATTAGAACGTCAATGAAGAAATACAAAGTTTTATATTACGAATTGGTCAAAAAAATTAATAACCTATAAAACTTCGTAAAAAGATATTTATAGTTATGGGACGACCTAAGAAAAAAGAAATTGTTTTAAGTAAAGATTCTGTTTTGAGTCTTATGCAGGAAATCTACAATGAACTTGTAGAACAAAGAGGAACTGCTGTAAGAATTCAAAATAAGATGCTTGCAATGTTGAAAGACCCAAAAGATATGACCGTTATTGGTCCTGTCATTAAAGAACAACAAAAAATAATTAACGATACCATAGAGAAGAAATTATCCCTTTCAAAACTACAATCAAGTATTTGGGAAAAATCTCAAAGTGGTAATGAAGAGTCGTTCAGTATTTCTGATATGGACGATGATGTATTATCAGCATTAATTGATAAGGATTCTAATACGGACAAGGGTAACTCAGAAGGATATAAATTAGATTAAAATAGATATCATCATGGGTACGGACTTGAATCAAGATTACAAAAAGGTTAAAAGCACAGTTCAGGCGTATAAGACTACTACTGAAGCTAAAAAGGATATTCAGCAAAACATTAAAAACAATGCTGGTGACAACTTTACTAAATCAAAAGATAAGTTCTTTAGTAATCTAAATGAATGGGGTCAAACAACGGAAGGTGTTACACAACAAAAGAAAAAACAATTTCAAGACAAGGCTAAAAACCAATTAGACCAACTTACAGAAATCTTTATGATATCTGCAAAATCCGCAAGGTCTGAAGCCGGTCCTATTGCCAATAGTAAATCAGTCGATAAGTTAGTTGAAATTTATAAAGAAACTATTCTTAACACTAAAGATAGGATTAGAGAGATATTCATTAAAGAAACTATCTCAGCATTGGGTTGTTCTGAAGAACAAACATTCTCCACATCACCATTATATGTTAGAGTTCAGTCTGTCGACCTTTTTAAGAAACTATTAAATAACCCTGATGGTGATACTCAAGCATTATTATTTGAAAAGGACACCACACCAAATGGATTTATTCCATATTCAATGAATAGAGAGTTATATAATAGAACTCAAAATTTAGGGACATCCTTTAATCAAGAATACGGAAACAATTATGTGGGTGCATCTAAAAACTCAATAATGAATATCAGTTATGTCGACCAAGATAATAATGGTAATCTTGGTGACTACTTCAAAGTTGAACTCAATCAAAGTGCCAATAAGATTAGTAGTGTCACTCAATTCTTACAGGATTATTACACATCGATAGATATGATTGATATCGATGAATTGATAACAGTAATTTTAGACAACTTAACAAACTCAGTTTCATTTGATTTAGGTGTTGATGTTGGGTTTAAAGAACAACAAGGTAAATTTGCAAAGTTATTACAGAGAATTTTGGGACTTTGTTTCGATAACACAAAAGAGATTGATGTATCAGGTATTTCTAAGTTATCTGTTTTAGATAATATAGATGAAAGTTTTTTCGAATTCACAAACAATGATTTAAGAATTATAGAAAACGAACTAGATAACTTTCAAAAAGGTGTGACTGAGTTTACTGACTGTGATAATGTAAAATTACCCGTAGATAATCAAGCAGTCATTAACTACATTAAAGAAGCCAGAGACGAAGATACTTCTATAAAAAAATTAGATAAACTTATCGAAACAATAGATAAATTATCTGAAAATGAGGAATGGAGATTAAAACTACCAAATTCTATTAATATCAACGCAGCTATTAAGTTTGATTTAATGAAATGGATTCCACTTAGTATAATGCAGGTTCTATTATCACCTAAAAATCTTCTTGGTTTTATGACGATGTTTAAAGCAATTCAAAATAACATCGTAGACCTAATTGAAGATTTACAAGAATTCTTAAGAAACTTTAAGGACTTTATAATTGAAGTGATGAGTAAAATAGGTGCCATCTTTGTTGAAGAGTTGTTTGAGGCTATAAAAAGAAATATTTCTGAATTAGTAAGACTTCTAATCTCTGAAATCGCCAAAGAAGCTAGAGATGCAAGAGCCCGAATGATTTTTACGGTTTTAGAAACTGTTCTTGTATTATCTGAAGGATTCCAAGATTGGAGACGATGTAAATCAGTGGTGGATGAACTATTTGCTCTCCTAAAAATTGCAGGTAGACAAATCGCCTCAGGATTACCTCCTTTTACTCTCGGTCTATCTCAATTTTTACCGGGTATGTCAGAAACTAGAGTTTTTGCAAACTACATAGAAGAATTACAGAAAATGGGTTTACCAACTGGTGACTTACCTGATGGTTCACCTAACCTTATGATACAAGCTAACTTGTCATCAATTAAAGGACAATTTAAAGAAATGCATGAAAACGGTAAAACAGAAATTTTCATACCACCATTATCAGTTGTTGCGCTGGGTGCTGGAACGACATTACCAACAAAAGCAGTAGGTAAATCATATTAATATGGAAAATAAATTACAAGACATTATATCTAATTACAAAAATAAGGGTAATTCAGATTTGAAATTTGCACTCTCAGAACTAAGCCAAGATTTTGAAGAAACAAAGTCATTATTAATTAAACTTACAAATCATTTAGATTCGACTGAAAAAATTTATAATGATATTCTAACTGAATATAAAAAAAGAGGTAATCAATGAGTAATCAAGGAAACTTCGGAGGAGCATTAGACGATTTACCAACTAACTATAGGCAAATTATCTATCAGGGAACTGTAGTAGATAATGAGGACCCATTTATGCTTGGTAGAATCAGGGTTTATCCTGAGGACCAAAGTATTTCAAACCGACTTGGTTCGATTCCCAATTGGAATGAATCTAAAGATAAATGGACCGATAAAGACCCTTTTATTTTTATACCATTACTACCATACTTTCTTTATCAAACACCTAAAGTTGGGGAATATGTTCACGTCATATACACTAACCCTGGTCAAAAAACATTAAAAAACCAATATTATATTCAGGGTCCTTTTTCTTCTCCGACTACGACATTCTTTGAAGACTCAGATTCCGCCAAAACATTTTTAAATTCTGGAACTCAGAATAAAAAATACGAACCACTTAAAAACAAACAAGGAGAACTATCTAACCCTAAGACTGAAGGAATTTATCCACATCCAGGTGATATTGCTATATTAGGTAGAAATAATAGTGATATAGTATTAAAAGAAGGTGAAGTATTATTAAGAGCCGGTAAACATAATAGATTTAATAGAAAACAGTTACCGACGGCCAAAGATTCAAGAGCGTTCCTACAATTATCACAGTATAATACCAAAGAACGATATGCTCAGTTACAAACAAAATACACTATTCAAGAAGAAGACCCTAATTTAAAAAAGATTATTGAGTATGTTATTTACAACCCTGAAAACACTCAAAATATGTTGAGAGGGGCAATTAATCTTTATAATGTTATTCCTGATGAACTATCAGGTTCAACAAGAGCGTCGAATGTTACCACAACCTCAAATATCGAAAACTTCAAAAGACTTCAATATACACAAGAATTTGAAAATCAGTCGATTGATGGTGTAGCCAAGTTAGTGAATGTCTTTATTAATAATGTAATGAAAGGTAAAATGGATAATGGGTTATTGATAAACAATCAATTCCCTTTTTACTTTAGACCGAACATTTTGAATTCTAATACAGTTAGAGACTTTAATGAAGATACTGATGTTGAATCTTATGCTAACTTGATTGTTGTTTTTAGTTTAATTAAACCAACCGAATTTACAAATATCATCAGTGGTAGTGGTTTGGTTTATAATAAAAAAGGTAAATCTACATTACCTAAAAAAGTAGTTAAGGAAAAGTTTAGACCTAAACAAGTGTTGAACCAAGACAATACCGTGGGTATTATGGGTGCCAATCAACTATATTTCCTTTCTCACGATTCAGTAAATCCGAGTAAATCTAAGATTAATTTGGCCGATACATTATACGGTATTGACCAAACAAAACTTGTAGATGAAATTCAACCAAAGACCTCATCAATGGTTAGAGGTGAAGAGTTACTACAACTCATAGAACTAATAGTTAGATACTTAACAACACATGTTCATCCATACCCTGGTTTACCACCAGTACCTGTTTCACAAGATGGAACAAGAGTAGATGATTTACTAAAAGAACTATTAGACGCAACTTCAAAAATTTTAAATAAAAATATTCGTATAAACTAAGTATTTATAGTAAAAACGAATAATGTCAATTCTTAAGTCATATTTCAAACGTAACGATACGTTAATCTATAATTCATACACCAACACAGGTAGAAACCCTGTCGTTGAACTTTTCTTTGGTAGGGTAGACAATTTAAACTCACCAAAAGGTTATTCTCGTTTCATCTTTGACTTGGATTTAGAATTACTCCAATCTAAATTAAGTAGTGGTCAAATATCTACAGGTTGTACTGCCGATATGACACACACTTTAAGGATGACAAATACATCATCCTTCGACGAAGAGTTATTAAACACCACTTGGTCAAACGGACGTAGAAGGGCGACTTCATTTGATTTGGTTCTATTCCGTATACCGAAAGTGTCAGGTTCTACTGGCGATTCTCAAACATGGGATGAAGGTGTTGGACAAGACTATTATAATGTAAATGATGTGTATGAAGGTAACAAGGCGTTTTCAGATAGACCGGCAAGTTGGTTCCAAAGAAATACAATCAATAATTGGTCAACTAATGGTATATATGACAACACTAACTCAAACTCAATCTCAGGACTAAACTATTCAGGTCTTACTATTGTAGACACACAACATTTTGAATTTGGTAATGAAGATATTGAATTTGATATGACTAATGAAATTAATAATATCCTTTCAGGGGCAACAACAGGTGTTACTGGGTGGGGTGTTGCGTTTGTTCCTGATGTTGAAAACATTACAGGAATGACAGAGAACTATTCTGTAGGTTTCTTCTCACGTCATACACAAACGTTCTATGAGCCATTTTTAGAAACATCATACGATGACCTTATCTTAGATGATAGATACACATTCTATGAAAAAGTTTCTAATAAATTATACCTTTACACATATGTAAATGGTAACCCAATTAAATTAGACAACGACCCTGTTGTTGAGATTTACGACTCAAACGATGATTTAGTTGAAACATTAACTGCGTGTACCAGAGACTTAGGAGTCTACGAGATTACCGTTTCACCAATTACTGCCACTACAGTTCCATGTATGTATTATGATAAATGGACTCAGTTAACTTACAATGGTGATTCTATTAGTGACGTAGAAAATGAATTTGTAGTTAATTCAAATGACGGTTACTTTACCATTGGAACAAGAACTGAAGAACCATCAATATACGGATTTAATTTCAGTGGAATTAAACAGAATGAGAAGATTCTTAACACTGATGTGAGAAAAGTTAATGTAGACATTAAAAAAGCATACACAGCCAAAGAAGTACTTAAACATGTAAATTGCTACTACAGAGTTTACGTGAAAGAAGGTAGTACTGAGGTTCAGGTTCAAGATTGGACACAAATCAACAGAACAGCAGACGGATACTACTTTGTATTTGATACGACAGACAAGATACCAAATGAATATTTTATTGATATTAAGGTGAACACCGACCGCGAAGTGAATACTTATAAAAGAGAACTACAATTCCAAATCGTTAACAAGAAATGAGAAAAGTAAAAATTACAGAGGCACAGTTAGAAGAAATCGTCAGAAGAGTTATTGACGAAAAGAAAAAATCTAAGAAGAAAAAGAAAAAGAAAGATACGACGTTATGTTCTCGTGGTAAAAACGCTGCAAAAGCAAAATATGATGTTTACCCATCCGCATATGCCAATGGTTATGCGGTCCAAGTCTGTAAGGGTAAGATGCCTGGATTGGACGGGGAAAAAAGATGTTCAGGAAAGTATTGTTCAGGTAAGAAATAATTCTTATCTTTGTGTTTGTAAAAAAATTTGTGTCATGTCATATATCTCTACAACCTATCAGTTGAAGCATAAGAAGGATAATAAAGTCATCATGGAAGTAAGTGCAAGTTCCGTAGAAAGAGCTATGGATTATATTTATGAATCTATGCCTGAAGCATATAGTCCTGACTATATGATTACACCGAGACCTCTAAGTACTACACCTTCTTTTAATTAACGAACTAACGAGTTGATTACCCACTCGTAACCTTTAAGACCCCCATAAGATAGATAAGTAATATTGTCCTTATCATTTTGGGGGTTTCTGCTTTCTGTAATATAAGACTTATCACAAAAAGATTTGATTTTCTCTAATACCTCTCTTGAAACATACTGACTTTCCAAAAGTGTATGGGCAATTTTCATATCAACACCTGATTTTTTAAGTCTATATAAGTTCTTCTTAACCGATTCTCTAACTACTTTAGGGACTCTAAATTTATCAAACCCCTCATCGATAGTTATTTTAAGGTCACCAGTCCCTTTAATTACTCTATGATATACCATCTTAGGGATGAAGTATGTTTGTCCTTCCTGCAAGACCTGAGGTAGTTCCTCGTCCATTTGCAACATCCAACCGTTACTCTCTTCAACAAAAACCTGACGGTCACTTCTGTCTCTATGCCATATCAATTCCTCAGAGTCCACATTTTCAGTGAACACTCTTTTGAACTTATAATTACTAATATTTTCTTGACTATACACCATTACCAAAATCTTCCTGGTACATTCTTACCAAAATCTTTATGTGCTCTACACGCCCAATATCCCGCCTTAGTTTTATCTTTCTTTTTCTCACACTGATGTCTTGCCGCAAATGATTTACGAGCCGCTGGGTCATTCCACTTAGCTGTCATAACAGGAGAACCGTAACTTACCTTCTTAATCTTACCCGTCTTTGGGTTACGAACATAAACATACCACTTTTTAGGTCCACCTGATTTAGGTTTGTTAAGTTCAACCTTTTTACCCTTATACTCGGCTTCATTTACCATAGGAAAATCTAAAGGTAACCTCTCACCTTCATAGATGAAGAATTTACCTCTTTCCGATTCTAATAATTCGATATCTTCCTCAGACCACTCACCAAAACCTTTCTTATATAGTTCACGAGCTTCATTGATAACCTCAAAATACTTTGGACTACCATGTCTAAACGCGTTTTCAGTCAAACTAACATTATTATCAATATGATATTGTAAGTTTTCAGATATCATAGATTTAGTACTGATATACTCTTGTAAAATATTCTGAATCATATTAGTATCTATCGACTCTTTTTTGTAGTTCTTAACTTTAATACGTGTTGGCTTTTGACCTTTACCTGTTTGAGGGTCTTTCTTTTCTTTTTCTCTCTTTCTACGACATGCAGAGTCTTTCTCTGATTGAGACATCTTTCCCGCAACACCAGCACCTCGACATACCGGGTATCCACCCTCATCGGCATCTTTTCTTCCACAAGGTGGATGACCCCCACCCTTTTTCTTCTTACATATGTTAACCCAAGGACCCTTTGGTTGTGAAGAACCCTTCTTCTTTTTCTTTTTCCCGAACCATACTGCTAAATCCTCACTTAAAATGTATTTACTCATAACTTGACTATAGTATATTTTTTACTATACATAATATAAATATCAACAAAACAAAGAATTCACAATATGTCTGAAGAAGTTCAAAACAACGAAGAGGTTACACAACCAATCCAAGAAGAAACAACTGAACCACAAGGGCCACAACCTCTGGGTCAATTATTTAACGTCATTAACTACAATAACGTAGATGACCTAAATACCTTTATTACCAACATGACGCCAGACCAAGGTCTATACATTCTTGTTCAGGCCGCAAGAGCGGCTCACACTAGAGGTATCTTTAGTATGGAAGAAGCCGAGACTGTTTCAAAAGCAATCAGAACCATTACTTCTACCACTGAGACACCTCAAGAACCTGAAGATTCAGGAGAGCCAAATGAAACAATGGCCAAATAATTTTTAGTTTAGTTGGAGATGGGGAGTTTTTACTCCCCATTTTTATGCTAAAAAAATTTGCTTAAAAATTTATAATATGGCGGATAAAGAAATGACTAAACGTATAATCGAAATAGAAATGATTATCAGAAAGGCAATGTCTGAGGGACATACACCTTCAGATATTGACCAATTCCAATCCCTTCGTGTTGAAAGGGATATTCTAAAAATGTTATCTGTTAAAGATTATAGACCAAAACCATGGAAATAAAAAAAGGGGACCGAATGGTCCCCTTCTTGTATCTAATAAGATATTGATTATCTCAATTCTCTTAAGTCGAAAGTTCTAACACCATCAACTGTAATCTTACCGTAGAAACGGTTGTTCACCATCTTCTTAGCGTATCTCGTCATGATACCTTTGATTGGTGTAAAGTTGAATGGGTTATACATTGTAGGAGTCAACTGTAGTGGTACATATGGTGCGTAAACGTAACCTGTATCCAATAAAGATGAACCTTTGTGACCTAACAATACTGTGTTTGGTGGGAAGTAAGGGTCACGGTAAACTTGATATCTACCTGATAACGTACCTACTCTCTCAATACCCATGTTGTATTGGTCTTGGTCTGGTGCCGCGTTAGATACGTGGAAGTATTCTAAGTCGTCGAAGATTGCAGAAATTTCAGAAGAAACTACAATCCAGTTAGCACCACCTCTTAATGTTGATTTGTGAATTTGAGCTGAGATTTGGTTAATCGCAGTAATCAATGTTTGGTTCCAATCTTTTTGATTGTAGTTTACAGAACCGTTAGAAACTCTCTTCCAACCGTTGTAATCCCATCTCAATGACCATGCAGCACCTTTTCTCAAGTCTCTTAAGATTTCACGGTCAATTTCTGCTGCCACTTGCTCAGACAATAAAGCTGTCAATTCAGCTTCAGCGTCGATGTTGTGGAATGCAGAAACGTCTTGTGCCAATTCTGGAGACCATTGTGCTCTTAGTTTTCTTTCTGTTACAGAAACAGTAACTGCCTCTAAATCAAAAGAAACTTCACCGATTTCATCTTCAAATTCTAAAGTTTTGTAGATTCTGTAAGATGCCTCGAACGTATCACCTGAGCCTACTGTTGAACCTGTGTATCCGTCCAATGAAGTTGAACCGATAGCCGCTGGAGTAGAAAAATCAAGTTCTAAATAGATTTTACCATCTGCGTTACAGATATCTTCATACTTACCACCTGGATATACAGTAGAAGCTTCAGAACCGTATTCTACGATACCTTTACCGTACTTCTGAGTAACAACTCTGAAATTGTAATAGTTAGTAGTACCTGATTCGTAAGTTTCTAAAGATGCTAAAAACTCTTCAGTATCCATTTCTTGACCGTCAGGACCAATTAATTTACCAGCACCACCACTTTGGAAACCTGATAATTCAAACATTAACGCTTTTACGTTACCTGATGCAATTGGTGTAGTGTCACCATTCACAGCCATCGCTAATGCTTCATCTAAGTCAACCTCAGTTAATGAACCACCTGACCAAATAACTGGTGTTAATTCTTTTGTCATTGCAGAGTAAGCACCTTTTGAGTAATCAAAAAGACCAGCTGGGTCAGAGTTTGGAGTTGACCCTTCGTAGAAACGGTCATACAAGTTTTTATCGTTTGCACCGTAGCCTTCGTCTGTTGTTGAAGGACCTCCTGGTGCACCGAATGGTGCAATGTGCTCGTTAGACGAGTTTCTGCTTTGAATTTTAGGTACAAAGTAGAACAATTTACCGATTGGTAAGTTCATAGCTTGTACTGATACGATATCGTTAGCTAATAATTTAGAGAATACTCTTCTAACGATAGGAAAGACTACAGTTTCGAATGAACCTGAGTCAGAAGCGTTTGCCGCTTCGTTAATTAAGTGAGACGCTTGGTTTTCGTACAATTGTGCCACGTTTTCTTTTAAGTGACCTTTCAAACCGTCCAAGAAACCTAGTTTGTCCCATTTGTTGATTGTGTCTTCTTTGATAACTTTTAAGTGCTTAAGACCGATGTTACCAACAAGACCTGATTCTAATAATGCTCCCATTTTTAATACTATTTAAGGAATTTGTTTATTTAATTATTTTCGTCATCAAATCCTTCATTCTCATGAACTGAGGATTTTCATACGTTTTGTTCTCGATAAGATTTGCAGATGAACCTTTAACTGGACTCTTAGATACTTTCTCAGAAACTGATTCTGAAATTGTATTAGCTTCCTTGCTTCCGAATTCTTCTTTCAAAGTCTTATACAAGTTTTGAGATTCTTTCAATGTTTCTACTGAATCGAATCTTCTAAGGATGTTGATTTTCTCTTGCTTCGTTGTCGTATTTTCAGTGAATAGACGAGTAGCATAAGCCAAGTTAGAGTTGAATACTGCAACTTCATTCAACTTCTCTTTAAAGATGTTAAGTGCCTTACGGTACTCTTCATTCTTTTCTCTAAGTTGTTGTAACTCTTTTTCAGATTCGTTAACTCTCTCTGCTGGTCTCATTCTATCAGACGCATACCTTTTAGCGGTTTCAGGTGCAGATTTAGCGTTAGGTACTTTTCTCATACCAGCGTTACTTCTTGCAATTTCTGTAGTTTCAGCATCTTCTTCAGTTGCTTCTCCTTCCACTTCTTCTTCATCCATGTAATCTTTGTGTGACTTAGAGTCATCACCTTTCTTACCACCATACTCTTCAGTTGCTTCCTCTTTATATTCAGAAACTTCTTCTTTCATGTCGTCTTCTTCATCCATTTCAATTTCGTAAACAACTTCGTCCATATCTTCTTCAGATACTTCCTCGTCTATTTCTTCCATTTTTTCTTCAGACTCCATTTGGATTTTATATTCAACGTCAGCTTCTTCATCTTTAAGTGTAACATCATCACCGTCTTGAGAGACAATAATTCCATCTTCTTCACCCATTGCTTTGAAAACCTTTAGGATTTCATCGTCAGATGCTCCCGTTAAATCTAGAGGCAAGAGAACCTCTTCTTCATCATCAACTTCCAACTCATCACCAGGTAAGTCCATTCCCAACATATCTTCTACGTCTTCCATGTCCATTTCCTCGCCTTCGTCTTCCATTTCTGATTCATCAGACTCCATGTCATCCATTTCGTCCTCTAAGTCTTCGATGTCTAGTTCCATTTCCTGTTCAGCCATTTCTGACCCTTTTTCCATTTTCGAACCTTCTTCCATCTCAACTTCGCCAATCATTTCATCCTCTTCAGATAATGATTCTTTTACTAATTCACTGATTTCTTCCTTCATAGTAGAAGCAAGTATTCCTTTTGCATTTTCCGTTACGGCTTCCTCCAAATTTTTCATTTGTAGTAGTGCCTCTTCAACTAATGATTTTTTAGTTTCGTTTGCCATTTTTTACTTTTTGCGCAAGTGTTTATTAATTCTTATCATATAAATAGTCTGAAAAGTTAAAAAATATCACATATGAAATATAAGAGCATAAAAAAATCGGAAGTCTCCCTCCGATTCTTAAATTTTTTGATTTGGTTTTTGTTATTCGTAAACCTCGTCGATTTTACTTTCAGCACATGCGGTAATTCTCCAATCATGTGGGAAACCTTCAAATTTCTTGGTTACCTTTGATTCAACTTCTGTGACATTGTAACCTCTTACAAGTTTCTCTTCTCTGATTTTTTTAATCTTTCCTGAGTTCTCATCAGGTAGGTCGTACTGAATTTTTGCTACGAAATATTTCTCATCCATGGTTATAAAAATTTTTAATTACCTAAATAATCGGATAATCTTCTCATTAAGTCAATAGACGCACCCATTCCACCATCAATTCTTGCTTCAGGTTCAGGTCTTCTTTCCTCTTCCAAGTTCTCTTCATACTTGTTTTTGTCGTCTTTGTTAAGGAATAGATATGCACCTGGTGTAGATGGTGATGATACAAGGTCAAAACAGATAAGTTCAAAATCTTCCTGAACTTCGTTTCTTTCACCCTTACGAGCTAAAGAACCCACACCACGGGATGAAACACCCATAGTAACACCTTGTCTCATTAAGTTCGCAGCTTGGTCACCAGGACACGAAACAACACCACTATTGTGAAAACCTGGTGAAGTTAATAGTTTCAACTTACCCATAAGAGTATTACCCTCCCACCACATATCTGTGATTAGGTGTGATACACGGTCCAAATCAATTAGAGACGATTCAGGATGGTTAAGTTCGGAAATGGATAAACCTTTATTAATTGCACCTTCATATCTTTCAGCTTCTCTACGTAAAATCTTTTCAGGGTATACACGACCGTTTCTGTTTGGTGTGTCGTACTTTTGTAATACAGCATAGAACTCAAAAGGCTTTGAGTGGTCTAGTTGACCGTAGGATTCTTTGATAACTTCTGCGTTACGGCTGTCGTTAGGATTCACATATCCTGCGTCCCATTCAATCAATATTCCTTTACCTGTATCGTTTGGACCTAATATCTTCATTGTAATTATTCTTTATTATAAATACTCATAAATAAGTATTATTCTATTATGACATCCCACTCACTAACTTGTGTACCTATATACTTGGTATATTTACTATTAATTACCTCTGATACGTATAAAGAAATATAACTTGCTAATGGTAAGTCTTCACCACTACTAAAGTCTTTTAATGCCCACGTACTCGCGAAACCTGTAACATCTTGTTCACCATCGTAATAGTAGATTATCTTATCTATTGATACTAGAACACTAAGACCATCTTCTATATCACCTTCCAACATTACCTTATCAAAGGTAACTCT